GCCGTCATTAGTACGACATCGTCTCCATTTACACCAACATCTGTGATTTTGGACAGGTAATCCCTCGCCCTTTTTACCGAGAGCGTCATCAATTTGGTATGATGCTTCGATCGGAAAAGCGCGCAGCAGAGAGACACCATACAGAGTATGGGAAAAGAGAGGATCGAGCCCATTAGTTGACCTCGGGATTGGTTCATCCCATTAAGGTTGGCTCGCGTTGTAAAGGTTTGAAACCGTTTGAAAGTCCCTAGAGGACCGTCCTCTTCTGGATCTGGCATGCATTGTGCTACACGCCACAGGAAGATCTCACTGATCAAAGTTACGAATAAGTTCGTCGCATCTCTGAGATCGCCAGAAAGGAGCCAGTCTCCGGGAGACAGTGCTGGTGCACGGTTAAACCAGTCTTGAGGACTACCCCCGAATATACACCATTTTTGGGGCCTAATAAGGTTAGCTAGTGCCTGGTTGACGCACTCATACCTTGAATTATAGCACGAGTCTACAGTGACGACTCGTATTTTTCCTCCACTTAGAATCCCAGCGGGTTGAACCCGATCCTTCTCCATAGGGTCTTCGCGCACATAGATTGCAGCGCGCTTGCCTCCTTCACTAAGCGGACACTCGACGCAGGCTTTTCCAGTATTCGCAAATTCAAATTTTAGATTGTATTCACGCTCCGGAATAAGAAGCTCAGCGAGTCTTCTAGCGAAAACGGCCATTTCCTCACGGTCTGGATGGTCGGGCGCAGGTTTCGTTACCGTTCTTAAAAAGCCCGAAACGGCATCTTCAATGTCAGCCGGGCTGTTGGTTACAAAACACTTGCGGGACAGGTAGATCGAGAAAGCCGTAGCAGGATCACTTACGGTTCCAGATTCAAACCCGGGAAGGAGAAATTCTCCAGTGCCGGCATACCCTGGGGTGTCAAGGCTTCCGATCATGCGCTCTATAGAGGCATCTAGCTGCTTTTTGTCAAATACAAGCAACCTGAGCTTCTTTTTTTGCGTTAGAGCCTTCACGAATTCCCTGAAGAGCAGATCGTTCATGGTCCTGACATGATCTACATAAGGCTGAACAAAAGCCTTACGGTCAAATTCCGGGTCCTTGTCCGCGAGCTGGTTCGCTCTTCTCCACTCTTTTTCCAATTCGGTCAGCCAATGCTCACGTTCTCGAGCATAGCGTGTGAAGTCAGAAATCCCTGGTCGGGTTGTGGCTAGTCCCTCATGGCTTCGTCGGGACCACATACGACTCGATAGGCCGCAGCCTTCGAAATAATCCAGTCGTCCCCTATTTTTCCAACTTTCTGATTTTTTTGACACTCCCCTTGAGGAGCCCGTTACATCACCTAGACCATTTGATATGAACACAATAGGTCCCCTGCTGGACGGAGCGCAGGAAATTTGAGATTTCAGAAAGCCGATTCCTGGAGCGGGTCGGCGGATCTGAGTAGTTTCTTGATGAGACTTACTCGGGTCTTCTTCCTTACGCGGACATATGAGAGTCCGTTTCTCGGAGCCGGTTTGCAGGTGAACCGAAGGCACAAAGCCCTTAACGATTGGTTCGACATCGACCGGTTTGGGCACCAACTTACTAAAGCGAAGTTTCCGTCTGTGACGGCCTTCCGCCTTCCACTCTTTGTGGCGAGCTTGTAAGGCCTCTCGTTGTGCGAGAGAGAGAACGTTACCGTTTCTGGAAGGAACGGAATCAACCCTGTGTTCAGGAGGTGGGCAGGAACCACAGTACAAAAGATTGCCAAATCTTAAGTACAGGCGCATTAAGGCCTTCGCGATAGCGGCCTGTTTTCTGGTACGAGTAGATCTACTACCATCTGTACCCTCTAGGATCGGTTTTTACGCCGGCCTCCCCTTGGGTAATGGGGGTTGAACTCCCTATTGTGTCCAACTGCCAACCTCGAAGGTGGGCTCCTTACTCATTCTGCTCCACTGCCGAGCGGATTACAACTAGTTGTGATCGACTCCTCGGATTTGTGTGAGAGTTATCCTATCCCCGACCAGGCATTAGGCCCGGCTGCGCCCCGGACGACCGGGATTTGCTGCGCCTTACGCCCCGATGTGTCCCACCGGACCTACGGGCCGCCTCATTTGTCGGCTGAAAAGGAACTTACTTTTCATAAGTCTCATCTAGATAGTTCTCATCCTAAGGCTAGCACGCGTAGCCTCGACAATTTTGCAGAACTTTCAGTGCTAATCTTTGAGAAGATTAGTAGAAAGAGATCCCTCGGAAGAATCGCTAGTAGGTTTGCGGTTGGACAGACGTTGATGGATCAATTCCAGCTGCAACTACCGTCCGATCGCCGTTCCTGGTTCTGGTTTACAAGCCAGAGCTCCAGTGTACGGTCAACCCACCTATTTCGCGAGCAACACCTTCGTCAGGCACGAGGGTGAACTCCGGTTTTAAGACCCGGTGTCATATCTTGATTTTTATTTCTTTAGCCAAATGGGCTTCAAAAAAGAAGACTCCAAGTGAGAAGAAAAAAAC